CAAAAGTTGTTGGTGCAGTAACAGTATCATCATCTGCAACAGCAATAGATACTTTCTCAAGTGATTCATACACCGGTTCTCACTATGTTGTAGTTGGTTACAACTCAAGTGAGTCTGGTACGCCAGCATCTGTTTCAGAAGTATATGTAGTACACGACGGAACAACTGCTTACGTAAGTTCAGGACCGATTGTATCATCAAAAGGTACAGATCAATTAACATTTACAGCGGCATTATCAGGTACAACAGTAACATTATCCGCGGCAAGTACTAGTGGAGGATCTACAACTGTTAATGCTTTTAGAACACATATAAAAAGAGAAGCGGCAGGTGCCTCAACATCAATACAAGTTTTAACAAGTAATGCACAAACAATTTCAGGTGTAAAAACATTCTCAAGTCCTATTGTATTAACAGTAGGAAGTGATCCATCAACTGTGGCTAACAATGCTCATATATACGCCAAAGACGATACGTCAAGTGCTGAAGTATATGTAAGAGACGAAGCAGGTAACGTTACAAAACTTTCACCGCACAATAAACAAGGTGAATGGGAATATTTTTCAAGAAATACTATAACAGGTAAAACTGTTAGAGTTAATATGGAAGAAATGATTAAAGATATTGAAAAACTAACAGGTAAAACTTATATAAAGGAAGAATAATGCCAAAAACATATAGTCTATTAAAAAGTGCTGGTTAAAATAAGTTAAATCACAACATCGCAATAACAATGTTCGCAAGGACATATTCCGTGTTCGTCTGCGTGAAGTTCCTCATCACAGTGACAAGGGTGATAACATTTATTACATTCAATCATATGGTCATTCTTCTCCTCTACGATATGTGTTAACGTGGCACCTGGTTATAGGTCTGATCTACGTTAACACAAGTTAAAAACGATGCTTACGTGATTGATGTCAACTCGAGCGAGAGTGTAAAAGTTGCATCGTTATATTAGTATCTATATAAAATATATCAAATTTGAATATTATTTGAGTTTGTTAATTCTGCATATATAAGTCATATGGCGGTTCAAAAATTGAGATAAAACAATTCTAATCACACAATTAAGTCTAAAATAGTTTGTAACTTACCTTTTATTGCTTTATTATTAACAGTATTTTTTAATCCTGCGTGTAAATTTTTTGGCCAACATTCAAACGCAGTCCAACAATATCCTGAATGTTCCTTATTTAATTTTGGTATAAATTCTGATTCAACAGCAATAAGATATGTATGAAAGAAAAACTTTTGATCGTTTGATGTGAACAATTCTAAAGGAATTACTTTTTTAAATTTTGGTGTGTCGCCTACTTCTTCTTGTATTTCTCTTTTTAATCCTTCAAATGCAGATTCAGTAAAACGTGCTTGTCCGCCAACTAATCCCCACAATCCACGTGTTTTAGAATCAGTTCTTTGTACAAATAAAAAACGTTTTGTTGATGTGCAATAAAATAAGGCACCAGAACAAATTATATTTTCTTTCATAAGTTAGTATAACAATTTATTATGATTTTATCAAGGAGTTGTTGCGTCAGTTGATGCATTATAACCAGGACTAGCACCACCATCTAATACTATTGACCAATTACCAGCAGTATAAATTCCTTCATATGATTTAACCCATTCCGTACCATTAAATCTATACTGTATTCCTGTATGAGAATTTGTAATATAATGTTGCGTAGAATCTGGATGTGATGCATCAAAAACTTTTAACCATTTACTTTGAGAAGAATTATATTCAATAATATCTCCCACAGTTGCAATTAAAGTTCCCCATGTTGAACTTTGTACTGATGCTGTAGAATCCCCTACGTCATTTATAATCAAATATCTATCAGCATTTACAGGTGTACCTGGATCAAATGTTGCAGGATTAATTATTTTTTTAACTGCTGTTAATGTATTAGCAGGTATAGTATCTTGATCAATATTAAATAATAAAATTGTATCTTCTAAAGAATTAACAGCAATTGTTCCAATAATTTCATTTCCATTTGGTTGCATTAATCTTATTTGTGATGTATCATTTCTTACCTTACCATATTGATCTAAAAGAATTTTCCAATTAATTGCTGGTCCAAATGTTTCAAATGGATCAAAATTCGATGGTTCATTAGCACCCGTATAAAATCCATCTCCACCTGAAGTTACACTTGTTCCTGTACTTCCTAACAATCTTAATTGGTTTCCTGTAACTAATAATCCATAATTGTTTGGTGTAATATAACTTCTTGTTAATAATGTTCCATCAATTAATCCTGCCGTAATTCCACCGTCATCATCATAAATGCTCATTATAATTTTTTGTATAACACCTAATTTTGATACTTTAACAGGTGGTGATAACCATATTGGCATAGAAAAATTTATTGTTGCAATATCAATTTCTGTATCTGCACCTATAGGAATAGTTCTTGAACTAAATGTTGTACTTGTTAATTCAACATAACTTAAACTTGTCCAATCAATATAATTGTCTGTTTTTTGTATTTCAAAATCTGGATTAAACAAATATAATATTTGTTCCATTATTTGTAATTTTTGATCTGTATTTGTTGTCCAAATATCTGCTGTAACTTCTAGTCTAAAAGGAGAAGGCATAACTTTTTCAATAGTATATCCTGCACCTAATTTATTATCTGCATATGTTCCATCAGCTAAAACATCACGTTCTTTTAAATGTTGTTTTTCAATATGATAAGGATTTTGCATTCTTTCTCTATCATAATTTAATTCTCTAACATAAGCGGCAATTCTTGGAGCATATTGTAATGCGTTTTCTGAATTATTTCTTATAATGTTTGCAACTTGTCTTGTTGGGTCTCCGTAAACAACTGGAACTGCTCTTAATGTTACAGTATCATCTTTACCTTTTCCTGTTTCCACAGAAAAATTACTCAAAATTCTTATAAATTGAGTTAAAAATTTTCTAATTTGTCCGTCGTAAAAATGTAACATTAATTGTCAGCCTTTGGTTTTAATGCATTTGATAATGACTGTCTTTGGTCTACTGTTAAACCATTAATATTAGTTGTGCCTGATGCATTAACAAATTTAGTTTTCCAATTTTCTTTTGTATCAGTGTTACTCATAGTTATTCTAACAGAATCTTCTATCTTAACCCACCTGACTCCATCATAACGGAATAATCTATTTGGTAGATAATCTGTTCTTAAGAAATAATCACCGGTATCAACATTGGAAGTTGGAAATGTTATTCCAAATCCTGCAGGATTTCCATTTGGTGCAACGCCATCTCCATCTAAATAGAAGCCATAATGTGATGCCGCTGGCGTATCTATTACTGCATTTATTGTTTTATTTGAACTAACTCTATCTGTTGATTGAACGTTGTCTGTTCTAATGTTTCCTCGTTCATCAATTGGAGCAACATAATATTGTTTATAATTAAATCCTGCTTTAGGTGAATCTAATTCTGCCTGTGCAACAACTTGATCATTAATAGTTTTTTCTCTATTATATGTACTCATGTAATTTGCTATAGAACCAGTTGTAGTTGCATCACCTATAATATCTCTAAATTCTTGTGCGTCAACTAGTGTTTTTAATTTCAATCTTAATAAGTGCGGCCACCAAGTTGCTGAAAATCCTTCTGCCGCCCTGTTTACATCTTCAATGACATAATATCTTTTAAGTGCAATTGGTATACTTTCGTCTAACGAATAGTCTTCTTTCATATGTGGAAATTCAATAACATCTCCAGACATAGGTTTTCTACCTAATCTTTCAACAATATCATTCATGTGTACAGTTAAAAATATTGTATCATTTTGTAAAAACATACCAAATTGTGATAGATTAAAATCAATATCTTGTACATTGTATATTCCTCTTACAACATAAACATCTGGTGAGTACTTTCTATCTCTATTTTCTAAAAATAATAGATCTTGTATAGTTCTTTCGTTTAAACTATCTCCAGAATACTGTGGCTGTGTTGGACTTGCTTCACCATCTTTATTAGTATCTCCTTGATCATAAGGTCCTAAATATTTGTGAAAGTGTAGATCAGTTCCGCCCACAGTAAACATCTCTTTAATGTTACGGTCAAAGAACTTATAATCATTTCCTTTTTCTGGTTTAAAAATCGACAATCTAGGCATATTATCTATATTTATAGATATGTCACAGCCACTAAATATGTGTATGTCAGAACTTCAAACAGGTCAACAAGCAATATTTGATTATGTAAAAAATAATCTAGGTGAAGGTATGATAGATGTTGAATTAGACCCAAAACACTATCAAACAGCACTAGAAAGAGCAATTAATAGATACAGACAGCGTTCTTCAAATGCTGTAGAAGAATCTTATGCTTTTTTAAAATTAGAAGAAAATCAAAACACATATATTTTGCCTGATGAAATTATTGCTGTAAGAAAATTATTTAGAAGAACTGTAGGATCACGTACTGAAGGTGGAGAAGGTGGTACATTATTTGAACCATTCAATTTAGCATACACAAATACGTACTTGTTAAGAGCAGGAGCAACTGGTGGATTAGCAACTTATTATGCTTTTGCATCATACCAAGAATTAATTGGAAAAATGTTTGGCTCTTTTATACAGTTTCATTTTGATGTTGCAACTAAAAAACTTACAATAACACAAAGACCAAGAGCAGATACTGAAACTGTGTTAATGCATACTGACAATTTCAGACCTGACATAACATTATTCAAAGACATATATGCAAAACCGTGGATTAGAGATTATGCACTAGCAGTATCTAAAATGATGTTAGGCGAAGCAAGAGGTAAATTTAATACTATTGCTGGTCCACAAGGCGGTACAACACTTAATGGTGGGGAACTAAAACAGC